ACCCCCTTTATATGCAAGTTGCTTCTCAACACCCATCGTTTGAGCTTCTTTACGGATAGCACGGAAGTAACCATTACCTGTACGTTGCCCTAAAGAGATAGTTGAATCACGCATACCCGCATTAGCAGTAGCTCCTTTAGCGTATAAGCTCCCTATTGCCGCCATAAAAGAGCCTATACCTGCAATGGCTATAGATGGAGCACGAGAAGCTATAACGCCCGCAGTGGAGTTCCTATCTGCCTCTACTTTAACGTTACTATTGTTTAGCTGTTCTGTTTTAGCTTTTAAATTCTCAATAGTATCATTCAAGGTCTGATTAAATTTCTTACGAGCTTCAATCTCTTGTTCAATACCTTTGATTTCCTCTAAGATAGATGTCTCTCTGTTCTTACGAACCTGTCTATCTAAGTTTGTGTCAGAACGTACTTGCGATAGTTCTTCTTGTCGTCTACGGTATTGTTCTCTTAATTGAGCTTGTCGTTCCTTGTTTTCTCGTCGTGTATCTGAATATAGACCAACACCACCTAAATCCTTCTTCATACTTTCAGATTGATTATAGGTCATTCTACCTGTAGAGGTAGCTTGGTGTGCTCTATGATTTACACGAGAGTTTACTCGATTTAGTTCTTGTTGAGCTTTCTTGATTGCTTGGAGGGCTTTTTCTTGCTCGGTTAACTCTTCTCTATATGCTCTTTGTTCTTTTAAAGCTGTTTTATTCGTAAAGTTCGGGTTAGCTTTCATGCTTGCTAACTTTTGGAACTCATTTTGTGTTTTTTGGAACTCACTTTGTAACTGTTCTAGGTTTGCACGTGCACGTTTAAAGTCTGTCATGCTACCAGTAGCTTCCGCCATAGAACTTTGTTTTTCAAAGTTTCTATCGAGCTCCTTTTTCATTTGGATAAGACGTTGCATATCGGCTACTGCTTCATCTATTTCCCGTTGAGTTGTATGGAAAAACTTCTGGGTACCCTTTGCACTTTTAGAGTCAATTTTATCCATCAACTTGTTAACTTCTTCTAATTTTGCAATGGCATCCCCAGTCATTGCATCAACATAAAACCGATAGTTGTTAGCCATATTTCCACACTTCCTTTACAAAGAAAAGGTAGGGTTTTACCCTACCCTCCTATATTACAAAATCATCATCTAATGATGTTGGTTCAATTTCTTTCTCACCATTGAATAGAGCAATTGCATCTTGAATATCATCTTGCTTAAGTTGGGATTTAAACTCTAAATTCTTACGCTCTTCCTCTAATTCAATTGGGGTTTTATCTCCCCACTTATTACCACCATGTTTCTCGATACGTTTAGCTTCTTCAATAGCTTTCTGTACGTTGTTAGCAATAAGTTCATTGATTGTATCTTCTTCAATCGTTGTACCACCTTCGGCACGGATTGCATCGACTTCTTGACTAGCTTCCCAACGAGCTTTAAGTTTAGCCATGTCTTCTTCTGTAGTGATTTCATTAAGCTTACGAGCAATCTCAGCTTCATCATGACCTTCACGTACAGGGTTAAACTCTTCATGAGGCACTTCATACCAAGAAGCATCTAAGTCTTCGTATTCACCTTCAAGAGCAAGACCTTTAGCTCTACGTTGTTCTTCCTCAACATCTCTTTCCATGTTATACAGAATCCATTCTATTTGTTCATGTGTCAGATTTTGCCATGCAGGGTCACTAGGTAACACATTAAACTTCTTCATAATAGCCCACATGTTACGGCTATAGTTGTTTCTAACAAGGGTTTTTATACCCCCTAAACTTTCTAAATTAGAATCGAAAGGAGTTTAACCACTCCGCAAAGTCCTTTCCAATTACGTTTAGGATATAGATGTTATAAATATCTTCATCTCTTTCTAGCTCTTTTGGAACCTCTACACCACAAACACGTATGGTAGCTAACGTGTGATAGCATTGGAAGATAAAGTTACTTACCGCCATACCCATACCTTCTAGGTAAGCCTCACGCATTGCTTGAATTTTACCTTGTTGTACAACGTTAGGGGCTTTGATTTTAATATCAAATTCCAATCCAAATTCTTTAAAATCATAGTGTTTTGAGAACACATTGTTAACTCCCGGAATAATTCGGTTAAGTTCTTTATGTTCTGCTTCTGCATTATGATATTTAAGTAAATTAATTTCTTCGTCTGTTAGATTTTCCCCACGGTTAATCTTTTCGATAAGCTGTTCACGAGTCATGTTAAGCTGAGGGAAATCAACCTTGTTTTCTTTTTCAGTCATTACTTATTCCTCCTATGTCTTTCATAAGTTAATATAGCATTCTATACTTATTATAGCACACTAGTTAGTTGCCTCTATGAGAGCAAAAAAATAGACCTAGCACTCCTGCTAGGTCATGTGTAAGATAAAGATAAGAAAGATTAAGTTCGAAAATGTATACCAACTACAATACTAATTATATAGATACATATACAAATTGTCAACCGTCTATTCGAAATTATTTTGTATTTTAGCCTGTTGGGTGTTCACTGCGTTAACGACTATCTCTTTTACTTCTGATTTGGTTCTTGTATAAGGTATCTCTAATAAAGTAATGCCGTTCTTGATACAATAGTCTCTTTTCGCTTGGTCAAGTATTTGCGTGCGTTGTAATGCTGTAGCTCCACCGAATTGTTCTACAGACTCATAATGTTGTCTTCCGTTATATTCAATGGCTAACTGTAATTCAGGAATAAAAAAGTCTAAGAATTGAAATTTAGTAGTACCTTCTGTTCTAATTGGTACCTGCTCCTTAAAGTTTAAGTCTGCCTCCTGTAAGACTGTACGTACTAAGCTCTCCCCCTTAAACTGCTTACTGCATCTTGGACAACGATTGCCTCGATAAAAGTTATCCCACGTAGTAGACCATTGGTGCCCGTTGGGACAAACTAAAAGTATCTTATTTGTTACCTTTAAACCATCAGGAAGTTCCAAAACTGTGTAATTGTTATCATTGGAAAACGTAGACATAAACCGGCACTTCTCCGCAGAGGTTAACAACTCTATAGTAGCCTTTGTTACCTTATTATCTATACTTTGTCGGATGTTACCTACGCTCCGCACCCCCTTATACCCTGCAAAAACTCCTTTAGTGTTCAAAAAGATAATATCAGCCGTTGTTCGAGTAAGCCCTTCTATAGAATAGCCTAAATACTTCACACCTAGTTGACTGCACAACTTACTATAGTACGTAACCAAGCCTTTTTCAGTTAAAGACCGTAAGGTAGGTTCTCGTAATTGTAATACGCTTTTAAGAGAAATAGACCCTTCACAGTTCGCATACTCTCCCTGTTGGTGTATATATGTTAATTTATCCGCTAATGTTTCTGCATATTTAGTAATTGTCACTTGATATTTAGTTGCCCAATCGTTTATCTGCTCTCCCCTATTTCGAACGATTGGTCTGTCACCTGTTTTAGCAAAATTGTTTTCTAGTGTATTCCATGTAGTAGTTATTCGCTTTCCTACAGGAGTTATAACTTCCATAGGTGCAGTCGATTTACCATTTTCTGGTAATTTAACAATTGTATATCCTAACGCTTTTGCAGTCGTCTTCATATAGCGCTCTCGTTCAGCCGAGGTTAGTACCCGTAATGTAAAATCACCTCCCTTACCTCTAGTCAGTCTCTGCCTTACGCTATCTAGGCTAAGTTCAGCATGGTATCCTGCAAGTCTACCAGTAGTTATCTCGCATAGCAGTGGCTTTGTTTTACCCTCGTATTTTTTACTCAGTAGGTTTAATCCCGCACTTAAAAATAATTCACTAACGTAAGTTATATCTAATTTAGTCATTCTGGTTTACTCTCCTTTTTTTTATTTTATTATACCATAATTTAAAAGAAGTTCAACCTTAAGACATAAAAAAATAAACCCCGAAAACCTTAGGTTAACGGGGTTTAATAATGTACGCCCTACTTATTTAACCTTCGCAGAAGTTAAGTAGGTGAATTGGGTACTCTCACTTGTTATCTCGTTGGCGGTAAAACTCTCTGAATAGCTTACAGCTGAGCACCCACGATATGCCACCACGATTTCTTTAGTTAAGTTATCCATCATTACGATGTCGATAATGTCACGTTGAAGAATATCTTCACCTAGAGCAGTAATGCCTAAGCTTGCTAAGTCTTCTTTCTTCATACGCATACGTTCAAGGTTGATTGTACCTTCATATTTCAAGTATACGTGTTCTTGTGGCATGATACTACCAATTTCGTATACACCTTGTGTACCATATTGACGTTCACCAGATGCAGATTGTGCACGTCCGATAATTTTGTTACCAATCATCAAGTAAACTGTGTTACCTGTGTGGACTGTTTGGTTTCCAACGCTAGCCATCTATGTTTCACTCCTATTTTAGATTATTTTTAGTAAGGTATAGGGGGCTAAAAGCCCCCGACCTGTTATGCTGTCAAGATTTGTTGTTTGTACACTAGTTGTACAGTAATCTTGTTCAAGCTACGGATTGGCATTACAGTCAAGCTGATAGATGCTACATCCCCTTCAAGAACAACTTGTACTTCTTCTGGTGTGTAATCTTGGATTTCACGAGCACGTTTTTTCTTATCTAGGAATGATTGGATGAAGTTTTTAATCAAGCTTGCGCTTGTATCTACAACTTTAGTTCCAATGAAGTTGTTATCTAGCTCAATCTTCAATTCAGATACTAGGAAGTCGTTTGCTTCACCAACAGACATTTCATTCTTAACTGGGTCTGTTTTATCGTTATAAGTTGTAACGTCTTGAACGATACGGAATGCAGTTAAGGTACGGTTACGTACATACTCAACAGCGATAACACCACTTTCATTAAGCATGTCTAACTGACCACTTTCGTAGATACGGTCTACACTTGTTACTGTGAAGTGTTTAAACGTAATTGCTTCACCGATTTCAAGCCCACTTGCAATACCTGCAATTTGTGAAGCCATCATGTAGCCCGGTAATTTAAGCAAACGTCCATCATCCATTTTACGAGTTCCGGAGAATCCTACTACAGAAGCTCTTGGGTCACGTAAGTTTGTAGCACGTGCAATGCTTTCTTCAACTGTTTCATTCGTTCCACCACCAACAACGATACGCATAGGGTCTCCATTGTCTGTACGGTCTTTAACGAATGCTAAAGCTTCTGAATGAACAGCCTGTTTGTCTGTCAATGGTACTAAGTAGTAACCACCTTCATTAGCTAGTAGAGGGAATTTGTCAGCCCAAGATTCTGGAACTGTTCCATCTGTACCACCAGAAAGATTAGTTAACGCAAAGTCTTGAATTGGAGTTGCACGGTCAATTTCTACTGTTACGTAGTCATTGTATTCCAATTGTTTAGCAATGTCTCCGCCTAGAGCTTCAACATATTTTTCACCTGTTTTAACATCAGCTTTGTCTACTTTATCAAATGTTTCAGTAGGTACATTTTTATCTCCGATAGGGAATAATTTAGCTTCCCAGTCAGGTAGACTGTTAATTGCACTTACTAATACGTTTGTATCAGAGTAAATACCTTGCCCTAAGCTATATTCCATTACAGGAGTTTGGGACTCAGCCTCAGCACCTGCACTTAGAATAAGTTTATTTGCCTTCTTAGTAATGTTATCTTCTGTAATAGAGAAGGAAGCTTGTGCTTGTTCTCCTGTATACTTGATGGAGAAGATTTTACCTAGGTTATCGAATACTTTGTTGTATCCATCTTTTGCAAATGCGATTGTTAGACGTTTAGTATGTGTTAAACTATTATCTTCCAAAGCAACTTGCATTTCGTTTGCATCTAAACCATAAATAGTAGATGCGATGGTTAAACCACCTTTTTTGATTTTTGCGTTAGTAGCATTTTCTACACGCAATGCTAAAATGTCACCTGCGGATGCAGTGTTCACATCAGAAGCGTTCCATGCTAATTCAATAGCATCCAATAGCTCACCACTACGTAATGTAGCTTTAGCTTGTTGGTAGTTACGGAAACGATAAACTGTATTAGGTTTACCACCTTTAGCAGAACCTACTAACATTAATGTTTTTTCAGAACTGTTAGATGCACCACCGATACCAGAAGTATCTACAGTAATTTCAGTATGTGGACGGGACACTTTTTTTCTTGGGAATTGTTCTACAGCCATTTATTATTTAACTTCCTTTCCTATATACTTTTCCAAAAATGGAACAAAGTCGGCATCATCGTGCTGATACTCTCTCCCTGTCATGAATGCTTTGAAGCCTGCTACTTGGTACTTACTCAATCCGTAAAGTACTTGTGCATAGCCCAAAAATGTATCTACATGAACGTACCCTTTAGGCTTTGGAACCTTTTTAGGTTGTTCCTTTGGACTCTCTTGTTTAGTCTTTGTTGTTTCTTTTGCCATTAGGCTTTCATCCTCCTTTTGGTAATAATTTCTCGTATTTGTCGGTTTAAATCAAAACTAATAGAATTAGTCACTTTATACCCGATTGTACAAGGTCTACCAAATACTACTGTCTCACCTGATTCAATTACAGGTTGCATGTCTCCAAAGTGTAATGTCTGTAGCATGTATCCTGTTTTCTCATCTAAGCTGTCACGCATCGTAATAAGAATTAATCTTGCGATGGCATCTAGACAGCGGGCAGTGTCCATATTTGTACTAATTCCGACAATGTTTACGGTATCGGAGGATTGGTACCCTTTGTAAACACCTGCTACATCCTCATCAGACTCTTTCACAGTATAAACAATATTAAAAGATTTACCTTCTAAATGTTCATTACCGGAATAATCAAATACAGGCTTGTTGTTTTCAATTCTGAAATGGTCGCTTTCTGAAAAACTAATATCTGGGCTATTCAAAAAATCAGCTACAGGCTTTGTTGTGTTCATAATTAAATCTTTTCCATTACGGACAAGTTGAACAGCTTCATTAACTATATCACCTTCTCGGTAAGTATAGCCTCCCTGTATACCACCCATTGACTTATTCTCCTCATCACTCCCACCTAGTGTAATCACATAACGAGCATTAAAGTTCTGCTTCTCCTGTGGGAAAGAATACGACATTTCGATTTCTTTCTTTGGAGCCTTACCGTCAATTGAACAGTAAGTGTTTTTAAATGTCTCTAAAGCTTGGGAATCTATCTCCTTCAAAGCTTCGTCTATAATATAGCACTCTTCTAAGATAATTCTCAGTCTTTCTTCAAATTCTTTATACAAGTAAGTGTCTAAACTTGGTATCATCTTTTACCCTCCTAAATTCTTCAATTTCCACTTCATTAACCTGTCGATGTTAGCTAACATTGTTTTACTCATATCGTCCGAGTTCACTTTACTACGATTGATTATCCAACTGTTAGCCGGAGAATTGGCATTTACTGTACGGAATGTAACATATGTATTCCGTGTACCTTCTCCCCACTCTCTTGGTATAATTGTAACATTTTTGGACTTAGGGCTATAGTTGATACTTTGTACAGCGGGACTTTGTTTTCTTCTATCATAAAGATAGTCCATCTTAACTGTTACAGGACGACCATTTGTAGGAAAAGACCTTAAATCGTCATATAATCTTCTAGACATCTTTCTTGTCTTAATTTGAATAGGAATATATAAGTACCATTCACCTTTTTTATTGTACTTCTTCTTACTAGAACGAGCGAAGAACGGTTTTAAATCAATTACACCGCTCTTAGCCATTCTTGATTCTGTTACCTGTAAATAATTAGGCATTCTTTGGACATCAGCACCTGCACGTAACGCTTGGTCTTGTGCATCAGATAGAATCTCATCTACCATTGCTCGTGTCAGATTACCTAACATTTCTTTAGGACTGGTGAACAGTGCAGGTCGTTGTCCTTTCTTAGCCATTTAGTTTACCTCCAAAGAAGCCTCCCGCACTTGAACCTGTACGTTTAGGGTCTACCATCTTAGATTCTGTTACTTCTTTTTCCTTCTCTAGTGCCTCTAGACGAGACTTCGTGTCTACTTCTAATACAAAAGGTTCACTATCAACAAAGATGTCCTCACGCTTCAATAGGAGCTTTCTAGGAAGGTTCTCAAACAGTGGTTCTTTTACACCGAATTTCGTGTACTGGTAACGACTTTCTTTAAGTAAGTCAATAACCAGATAACGTAATGTTACTGCCATGTTGATAGAGATGTTCGTGTTTAGCAAATGTTGTTTAGGGTAAAAAGTATTCGTGCTATAGTCCATCGTAAAGTCTTTACCCTCTATAAGGACTTGACCTTTGTCACCATACACATCCTCTAGCCGTTTAACATCATAGCTTAAAAACATACCTGTCTCTAATCTACGACTATTTACATTAAAAATGAAACTTTGGTATATTTCCACATCTGGGACAGTAACTCTGTCTCGGAAAGTAATTTTAGAGTCAATTGGAGTTGTACCAATAGCTGTACCAGAATCGAACAACCCCAAATCTTGGTTTGATACACCTTTTTCTTGACTTTGGATAATCATTATATCCTTAACAGCAGGTTGATAGGCAATACCTCTTCCCCTACAAATAGGACAATTAGAGTCAGGAGCAAGAGTCATCGGATTTCGGCATGTACAAAGCCAAGCTCGTTCCCACAGAATGTTTATACCACGGTTCATTACAAAGGTATCCATACCTTTTGTTTCAAACTCTAGTCTACTTACATTCATATATTGCTTAGGGTTACCTGTAGAACCTGAACTGCTGAAACGTGTTGGTTCATTAGCCATGAGTCATCCCTCCTTAAATAATTCCTAGGTTCATTCCGAAGTAGGAAGCTAGGTCACGTTCTAGTCTATCAATATCGTCGTCAATCTGTTTAATGTCGGCAGAAGCACCACCATACATAGCAGATTGTGTTGTTTGTATACTTTCAGTTACACCGTCAATTGACAAGGATTTTCCTGCAATACCGGCACCAATAATCAAACGTCCCCATTGTTGGAAGATTTCCTTAATAGCATATTTGATTACTAATTGCTCTAAATCAGCAGGACACTCCCACTCAGCGTTGTATCCACGATTCTTACGAGGTAACATACCCGCTACGTAGTCAATATGAATCATTTGTGGAGCATCTACTTGACCAGATGAAGGTGGCATACCTGCTAATTGTGGGTAGCCAGAGAATGCAAAATCATAGGCAAATTGTGTACCTGTTTGCATCATTGCTGTTGGGTACATTTGGATATGCCCCGCTAGGGTATATACTTTCCACCAGTTTGCAGGGTAACGATAAATTCCTCGTCCATTAATTTCTAATTGTAGCTTTTCAGCTTGAATTAGTGGTCGTTTAAACACATGTGTGTATAAGTAAGAGTTAAAATCCGATTGGTGGAAATCGTGATGTTCCCCTTGAATTAAACGAGGTAAAATCGCAATATCCAGTTTCTTTTCAGCTTTAGCAATTGCTGTGTCAATTACATGCTCATAGAATGTATCTCCTAATGGTTCACCTGTTTCAGGGTTAACTACAGATACCCCAAACATATAAGCCTTTAACGTGTCAGGAGTCCAACCGTAATCAGCAGGAGTAATCTTATCTAGGTCTGCAATGTCAATATGTTTTGGGTTACCATGTGCATATGGTTGGTATACATCTTGGTTTCCACCATCATCATAACCGTAATCTGGGTACATATGATGACCTCCTACTCTTTATCTTTTTTGGCTGTTTTAGCTTTAGCAGGTGCTTTTTTAGCTTTTGGTTTTTCTTCTTTTACTTCTTTTCCCTCTTTAGGTTTTTCTTTCTTATCAGGAATGTGTGTCAAATAAGGTACCTTTTCAGCTAAAGCTTTTTGATGTTCCTCTGGCAAGTTATGACTTTCTCCTAAATGGTTAAATTCAGCTTCTCCAAAAGATGTTGCCACTTTTTTATTTTGTAATACTGTAGATTTTAACATTTGTATTCCTCCATTTAATTCGTTATAATAAAAATAGGGAACAGTTAGACCGTTCCCTATTCCGTTTTCTATTCAATTTTTCTTAGTTTAACTAAGATTAGCGTTCGTTAATTACGTTTCCAGATGGAATGTATTTAACGTTCTTGATTCGTGCCCATTTCTTAGGTGCACGAAGAGCTAAAGCACCATACCATAGAACTGCGAATGTTACAGAAGCGTTCATTTGAGCTAATGGTAAACGCATCATTGGTAGTAATTCGAACAAGTGAACTACAGATGGAGTCAATTCACCTACGAATACGTCAGCAGTTTCAGGGATTTGTTGGTTCAAATCGTAGAAAGTGATTACGTTGCCTTCTGCTTTACTTGCAGGTACACGTGCGATTTGGTAGAACAATCCTGTTTGATGTCCTTTACGGTAGATAGCTACGTATTGAGGACGAGCTTGGTACATGCTGTTGATAGTGATTGCTAATTTAACACCGTCAGTAGCGTTAGCAATTGTAGCAGTAGCTACGTCAGATGGAGCAGATTCTGCATCGTCAGATACTACAACTACTTTATACTCAGCAGGAGTAGCAATGTCTTCTGGACGGAATGTACCTTTCTTAGCAGTTTCTACAGTTGCTTCTACAGTAGCTTTTTGTGGAGCATTAGGACTAACCATTTGGTATTCATCCAAGATTTGTTCTAATTCCATTACTGTTGAACCATGTAATTTAATGAATCCACGTGCAGAGTTGAACCCTTGAACGTTGAATCCCATTGTTACATTTTGACCGTTGTCACGGATAACTTGAACTTGTTTGTCAAGTTGTTGGTTCACGAAGTCAGCTTGTACACCGATTGGCATGTAAGCATCCGTTGGAGTACCATAACCTTTACCGATTAATACGGAAGCTTGGTTAAGTAATGCTTCTGTTAAGCTTTCACCTTTAGCATCAATAACGTTATGTTTGTCAATTAATTTAACTAAACCGTCAAATTCTAGACCGGAGTCACGTTCTGGATTTTCAGATAAGTCAGCATCTCCATAGAAAGAAGCCCATTCAATTGTTTTAGCAACAACAGAGATAGCATCGTCTGTTAAGATTTGCATTGGGTCTTCGATGTTGTTAACTAAACCAGTTGCGATACTCATGTTCTTAGTATCAGAAACGTATTTCATGTTAACAGTTTTTTGACGTAAGCTTGGGTCAGAAATTGGAGCTACACCGATTTCACGAACGAAACGTGTATGTCCTACTTTACCGTGTGCTAAGTATACGTCATATTTAGCTACTGTAGATGTAGCAGGGCGTTTTGTGATGTCACGATAGAATGACAAGTCTCCTTCTGCCCATGTAAGCATAGTAATTTGGTCATCTAGAAATTCTCGTCTTAAAGCCGCCGCATCAGTTTGCGTGTCAGGAGTAATACCATAACCAGTTGTAAATCCTTTGATTACTTGTTCCTGAACGGGATTTAATTTAGCTTCTTGTTTTTTGTCTTCTGGCATTATATATAAATCACCTTTCATTTTTATTCCTCTCAAAGATGAGACCTGACCCTGTGGAGGTTCAGGGGGGAAATGTCAGGTCTCTCATTGGTTCTGACTATAATATAGCAGTACACCTTAAAAAAATTTACCTTTTAGTAAATTTATTTGTATTTGTCAATGAATGCTTGTGCATGAGCTAGTTCGTCTTGGGATTTAATACGTCCCCATAATTGACGGATTTCTTCTAACTCACCACGAGGAGCTTGTCCGTTACTTGCAACACGAGTATATGTGCTCATTAATTCGTCACGGATTCCACGAATGCTGTCAAATAACTGTTCTTCATCAGATTTATCAGGAGCTTCTTCTTGTTGTTCAGCACCTTCTACTACTACTTCAACAACGTCTTCTTGTTCAGAAGTTACATCTGGTTGCACATCTACAGATTTAGTAACAAATCCTACTGCTTTACCTTCTACAGTTACTTCACTAGTTTTATCTAAAAGAATAGATTTATTAACTTCCTCAGGTTCAATAGAAATTGCTTCTCTAGCTTCACGTAAGCTTACGATTTCAGATTTTAATTCTGCAATAGTATCTGCTAAAGATTTTTGGACATCAACAAGACCTTCCATGTTTTTGAATACTGCTTCAAATCCACCAATAATATCTTGTGGAGAAATAGTAGATTTCTCTACAGGTTCTGAGACTTCGGACTCATCAGATTTTTTAACATCTTCTTTGTCTTCATCTTCCTTGTCTTTATCTTCTTTTTTATCTTCTTTATCTTTTTTAGCCTTTTTATCGTCTTTGTCGTCCTCTTTGTCAGAAGATTTCTTTTCTTCTTCATTGGGTTCCTTATCAGATTTTTCTACTTCTTCCACTTCTGGTTCCGTAGCTTCTTCTGCGACTTCGGATTCTGGTTCTGGCTTCTCAACTGACTCAGCAGGTTCGGATTCTGGTTTAGCATCCTCTTTAACTTCCTCAGCTTCAACAGGCTGTTCTTCCGGCTTGTCACTTTCCACACCTTCTTCAACTGTTTCTGGTGCTTCAACTGCTTCTTCCTGTACAGGTTCTACTTGTTCGTCTTCAATAGATTTAGAAACTTCCTGTACATTCACTTTTGAATCGAAATCTTCGATAATGTCATTGATTGTTTTAGACACTATTTTAGCTCCTTTCTACTTTCAATGAAGTTGTTAGCTTCCTGTAAGGAAACCCCTCTAGTTAATTGTAACATAAATGCACTTAACTCCGGTTCAGAGGTTTCTTGGTCAAAACTCTTAGCAACTTCACGCAATATAAACTCTTTATCTTCGGGCTTTTTACCATATAACTTAGCTACTGTTTTAACTGCATACGTTAAGTTTGTAATGTCTTCTTTAAACATTTCTCTACGTAATGCCCCTGCATCTGTCTGTGTCTCAGGAGTAATTCCATACCCTGTCGTCCAAGACTTAACAAGCGTTTCCCACGTAGCTTGTGGGTTAGCAGGATGTGTTGTTAGTGCTACATTTCGAATAGCCACACCCTCGATAATACGATTGTCTCTTGCATTTCGACTTGTAACTGCCCCTTCAATTGAGAAACCTAACTGACGTGAGATTCCTGATTTTTGAATGGTATTAGCTAACTGCCACATTGATTGAGCATACTTGCTTTCTTTCATAAGTTTAGCTTCTACGAATAAGCCTTTATTAAGGTCTACATAACAGTTGTCAGTTGGTACACCGATGATGTATTCTGCATCTTGTTTATGTTCGTAGTTTACCCACCCTTTAGTAACAAAGTAAGAAATGTCAATTCCCTGTGGTAAAATAATGTCTCCTTGCAAGTCAAGGTCAGGCGTTGTAGCGTAACCCTGTACGTACCATTCACCATCGTTTGCCTGTTCAGATTTCTCTACAGAACCTGCTACGTCAATGGGAACGAAAATATTATACTTTTCTTGCATTCTTGTTCATTCACCACCTAAACTTACATCTGTTTTTAATATAGCAGAACTACCACTAAACAGTTGGACAATTGTAAATAGAGGGTGTTACCCCTCTATTTATTTTTGCCAATCGTTAGGTTTGTCACCTTTCATACCTTGTTTAGCAGAATTGGTGTTAGTTACGCCTTTACCTTTAATTTGACCATCTTTACCAACAGATGACTCTCCTTTGCCATTTACACTAGCTGAGGTGCCATCTAAGCCCTGTTGTTTGTCTTGGAAGCTAATTCCATTAGAATCATCTGCTTCGCCACCAGAAAGCTCTAAGAGCCTGTTAAGCTTATCCTGTTGTTTTTGATAGTTAAATTGTTCTTGTTGCATTAACTGACCGATAGATTGAATTAGAACACCGTCTAAGATTACGTCTCCACCTTTAATTGGCTCCAACCCTTTTTCAGCACGTGCTTCATTAACTGTTTTAAACACTTTAACTTCTGCTTCAAGAATCTTAATCTTGTCTAATTGAGCACTTAAGTCTCCGCCTCTAAATTGGAATTGATACTTGTCTCCAAACTCAGCAATAATGAAAGTATTTACAGTATCTTCAATAAAGCGTAATAATGGTTGTAACCCTTTATTTTGGGAAGCTTGCATTTTCTCTTTTGAGTTACCCTCGTTTAAAGAACCGCCTTTAGAACCAGTTGCTCCCCCATTATTCGGGAAGTTAATTTCAGCAGGGTCAATCCCATACAACGCAGAAATTACATTGATTAAATAGTTCAACCATTTTTCAAACTGCATATCATTAGCAGATGGTGTCATGTTAACGAACTTAACGTCTTCTGCGGATACTACTGGGATTTGCCATGAACCATTAATACCTGACAGGGAGCTTCTCCATTCTCTACGGAAAATATCTAATGCTTGCTGACTTTGTTGTTGTCCTGCTTTAACATGTAAGATACCACGTGTTGTTCCTCCGTGAGAGAAAAATCGGTCATTAAACGTCTCGGTGTTTTCATGTGCAATAAACTGCTTCAAGGCAATCTCTAGTTCTGGATAACCGTACTGACCTACTTCAATATCAGCACGTGGGTTACGAACAGCAAAAGCCATTTCACGTTCATTAAATTTGGCTACGATTCGATTGTCTAGTACTTGTACAAATCGTTCTCCCTTTTCAATAATCTTTCCTTTACCGTTAGTAGCTAAGAAGATTGTTGTGGGGTCTACAGTATCAAATTTAATAAAGTTACCATCTTTATCGAATACCTTCTCAAAGTTAACTTGGTCATACATATAAGTTGCACGTACCATCTTCTTACAAAAAGCAGTAAAATTATCCCTATTTTGGTCTTTGAATACTGCGGTATTTTCTAAAAAGCTTTCAATTCTTTTAATATTTGCAATGTCATGTGTGGATGGCTCTTGTTCAATATCTTTCAGCCGAACCTCGTAACCTACACCTGTCTCAGAGTTTCTTGCAGGTTTACAATACATAGATACCTGATTTGACCGTGTATTAATAATTGAATTAAGAATGATATTATTACCAAACTTCTTCAACATTTTGTGTAAATCCTGAGAATTTCTAATAGAAGGTTTTGTCTTAAATCCGGGGTTTACTGACATGTCACCAATTATAGGTTGCATGTATGCTACTGGTTTACCATTCATACCTTTCTCTACCGTTTCTGTTAACGGCTGTGCTTGAATTTCTTTAAGCAAGGTTTGGTAGACTTCTTCGCTTTTAACGATGTCAGTATCTTCTTCTACACCCAACACTTTATCTAACCATTTTGGCAACTTGATTACACCTACCTCATATATAAATTTTTATTCTTTGTTTACCGTTGAAGCTACAACCTTCCGGAAGTGTTAGTTCGACTTTGTGCATATCACTATAAAAGAAACCTTTCTGACTGTCATTGACTACTTCATAGTCCTTTACAGCAACATTTCCTTCTCTATCAACTAATAAAACCTGTTTGTTATCTAAGATTCGTAGTATGCGGTAATTTTTATTATCTATAGCAGTATGAACTTGTACATTGTTTCCACCGTTTTCATAGTAGAGGTGAATAATTAGAATCCAGTCTCCTACAAAACCGTTTTGTTTAGCTAACTGTTTTACTGCTTGCCATGTATCGTCCTGTAAGTATGCCACGTATTCTTACCCCCCAAGCATTTTTACTAGTTTAAGTATACCACAGGTAGCCCTGTAACAATTTTTCATCACTGTCTACTAATTTAATATAGCATAAGAAAAAGACCCCCTAAAAAGAGAGTCTTTACATGTAAGTTATTTAGTATTTAATGAGTCTGCCCATTTCCATAGATAACCTAGCGTACTTTTACGCCTACCGTTCAGTACCGCTGTTAAGTGTGCGCACTTACTATAGCCATACTCATCATAAATAGCATATTGGCTTTCCCATCGTTTAACACAATTGCCCGATTTATCTAATTGAATAACTGGTCTAGCTGTGTTAGATTTACGGGTTTCATAGCTCTTAATACTATTTTTTACATGTAAATTATTGTGCCGGTTGTTTCCTTTGTAACTAGTCCATTCTAAGTTTTTATAGTAATTATTAGTCTTATTTTCGTCTAAATGGTTAACTACCTTATGCTCAGGAGATTTCTTATTTACAAAGTAACTAGCAACTAATACATGTATTCGAACAAATTGTTTACCCTTGGCGTTGTACAAGTTAACTCTAGGGTATTGTTGGCTGTTTGCCTTCAATATTTTTTGTGATTGCGTACTGTAGACACGTCCGTAGTCACTAATAAAATAAAGAGGAAAATCAACTATTTGTACCCATCTCTCATCTGGTAAGATTTCGATGCCGTCTAGTTGACTATTAACTAATAAATTAGTACCACCCATTTGATTCCCAGAAAGCTTGTGCATTTTCCCATGAACCATAACGTCCTGCAACATAAGCATCTGCTACACGTTCTTGGTTCTCTGGTGAGTAGTCACCGTTTAAGTAAGATGAATCTAATTGGTAACGTCCAATGTAACGTCCGTTAGTAGCTGAGTAAGAACCGCTAGATTCTTTTTGTGCAATCCATTCTTTTGCTGAGTTAGATGTAACGGCAGGAGCTTGTTCTACTGGTTCTTGAACAACGGGTGCCTGTTCAACTACAGGCGCTTGTTCTACAACTGGTGCTTCTTGCACTGGTTGAGCTACAGGAGCTTGAACTTCACCGTTTAATGGTAATAATAGTTTGTCTCCAACATAAATCAAGTTAGCATCTGAAACTTTGTCTGAGTTTGCTTGGTGAATTAGGTTAAAATCAATTCCGTAACGATTACCAATAGCTGATAATGTATCTCCGGATTCTACTTGCCAGTAAGTTTGTCCATTTTCTTGGATTTCGTCTGCGTGAGCTTTAGCTCCCAATCCTAATGATAGTCCTAGTCCTAAAAGTCCTAATGTTGCAATTGTCGTTTTCTTCAAGTTGTCGTTCTCCTTTGGGTTGTTTTAGTTTTATGTGTTGCTTACAGGAACTAATATAGCAAATTAGTATTACAAAGGTAGTCCTAAATCATTACAGTTCTATTACATATTATTACAGTAATAAAAAAGACCCACCCGAAGGTAGGTCATTGTACTGTTACAATTTGTTAGTTCCACCAAGTTGTAACTGGTCAGAAATTCCTGTATTCCCTAATGGGTCGGAGCAGTAACGACTTAGGATATAGATGTCTTTACCACGTGCAGGAGATTTAGCATCTAGTGCATGAGCAAAAGCAAATCTACAGTTTCCTCGTTGCGCAATCGTTCCGTCATATAGTTTTTGAATATCAGGAGAAGCCTTGAATGAAGATTTTGTAACGTCAAAACGTACAATTTCTTTATTAGTTTTCTTATCCATAATGAATAAGAAGTGTTTGTCAGAGTTTCTACGTTTAGAAGATAAGTGCCATCCATGTAGTGTTACCTGACCTTTGTCACCTCTGATTACGTCTAAACAACCACGGTTAATTAATGCAGGGGCTTTAAAGACTTTATCTTTTACGTAAAGCTCTTCTTTGCTATCGTTGTTATAACGTAACAAGAAGTAGTACTCTTTACCCATAAGATTCTGTGGAGTTAAGCCGTTAACAGTAAAACCAACTTCTGCCCCGTTAGGGTTAGATGGGTATACTTTTTTAACGTCTTCACGAACTACACGTTTACCTTGGAAACGCCCAATTTCTTTGTTTGTAGCTTTATCCATAAAGTACAACCAGATAGATTGCCCTTTTGTAGACTTGCTAGGAATGAACCATCCTTGTACGTTAAATGCACCAGAGTTTACATTCACAATATCAAAGAATGCTTTACGACTGTTTGTTTGACTAGGCTTAGGTGCGCTGTTATTTCCACCTGCCATAAATTGTTTTGCTTGGCGTACAACTTCGTCTACGTTCATACCTCCGGGACATGCTGTTGCAGTCACTTCGTTATGACCTAAGACATGTTGGCGGTCACATGGGATACCGTAACGTTTACAAATATCTGCTACTAATCGAGCACAGTTTGTAACCGTACGAGGGTCAATTGACCAGTTAGGAGCACCACTTGAATTTAAGTTTTCGATACCGATTGAGCGTTGGTTAGGGTTAGACATCTTAGGAATATCTGCACCACCAGTTCCTCCTGCGTGCCACGCTGCATATTGTTCACCTACGCAACCGATAATCTCTGTTGGAGTAACCTCATAGTGAGCAGATGTACCTGCACTACCACCCGCTACCCATGTGTTCATAGCAACATCCTTGTTTGTTGTTGCGTTGTGATGTAGAACAATGCGGTCAATAGCAATACCGTTACGACTACCAGAGTTCATCAGTTTAGGGTTAACGCTTGTAATTAAACTACTAAATACTTCGCCTGCCATCTTGCAACCTCCTGTAAAAAAAGTCACAAAAAAAGAGTTCTCTTTCCTTGTGCAATGTTAATATAGCACAAGTAAAAAAGACTCTTTTTTAATCAGGAAATATTAATGTTGTTCTAAGAATTGCTCAATTTCATCAATTTTTGTCTCTCCTGTGTAATAGAAAATACATTCCAAGATAGTGGAAGACCGTCCATCTGTAAGGGTTACTTTTTCTCCCGCTTCAATTGCCACATCTAACCCAAAAGATTTATCAGCTCTAATTAAACCGATATTTTTAATAAATTTTAGTACCTCTTTGTCACCATCTGTTACTAAAACATTAGGAATTGGAATCATAACTGACTGGGGTTCTGGTACATGTAGATTGCTTGCAATCAAGGACTCTCTTTTTCCTTGAAGTGCACGCAATTCTTTGATTAATGCTTGGTTTAATGTTACTTTGGTTGTAGGGTTTGCCATTTAGAAATACCTCATGCTTTCTTTAATTTGTTTAACGAGTTCTTGTAGTTCGTGTTTTTCTGCGACTTCATCCACTAATTCGTTAATGACAGCCTCAGCAAGACGTGCAGATTTAACCACGTTGTCTTTTTGGATTGCTAGTTCTTGTTGCTCTTTCTTCTGCTTTTCCATTTCAGCAGTTTTTTCTTCAATCAGCTCTTCTTTACGCTCCATGTATGCTTTAGGTGCGAATACAATGTTTACACGTACTTCTTGTGCTTGAAGGATAGAACTGCATCCGGATAAGTTAGGGTCTACAATGGCATCCCCTAGTGGTAGTACCTCTCCGTTTTGTAAAGCTTCGACAAAGAGTTTATTGATTTTAATATCGTCTAACCCACGGTCAATAGCTAATCGGAATAAATACTCATATTCGACAGGGTATTCCTCTCTAAAAACTTGGAACCCTAAAAAATAACCTGACATGAAGTCATCGGGCTGTGGGTCTTGACGAAGAAATTGATAATTTGAATATAAGTCCTTTACAATCTCTGTCAGTTTCTCAATGAACAATTTGTAGTCGGCATCGCTTGCTTTTTCGACTAACAAGTCAGAGAGTGTTTGTTCGTTAATAATTACGTTTTCTTTCTCTGGCAACTCCTGTACATCCCCTTTCAGTATGTTTGTTAACTTCTTCGTTAGCTCAGTTGCTCTTTCAGTTAGCACAACTTGTGCCTTTTTTCTCAAATCAAAAATTGTCTTGACTGTTTGAGCTACAAAAAGATTATAGCATATAAACACAGTTGTTGAGAAGGCTAAAATTAAAAATAACTCAAAAGTTGAAATCATGGCTCCCCAAGCGCTTCCAGTAGGGAACTCTTGGAAATTATATAACAACTACCACTTTTTTTAAGTCCGTATTCTTTAAATAATTCTAGTGCTAACGGGTCATCAGTAGCATCAATCTTAGCACCTAAGCCAAGTTTACGAGCACGTAACAATAGTTGTGTAAATGCTACATAAGCCACTCCACTTGTAAGGTCGTCTGATTGATAGAAAGCTAGATATAAATAGCTACCCTCTTTACGATAACCTGCCACACCACCAAGTTCTCCGGTTTCTCCTTGAAGAACTAAGTATGAAGAACAATCAGTTGAAAATGTCCCGTTTAACCTGCCTGCCTCAGTTTTAAGTTTAGCAATTTGTTTTGGGTCTATACCATTATGGTCATCCCCAATAATTGTTTTGCTTAAATCTCTAGCATTTCTTGGTTCAACATTTTCCTCTGTTTGAGTGTCCTTATCTAGTGGGTTTTTATCATCATCTTCTCCAGAACTGTCTTCGTAGATAGTAGTCGTCATCATTTTACCATTTCTCATTACTCGTCTTTTAACTGGCTTCAACTTTGATAAATCTTTTTGACCGCCTTTAATTAAATAGTCATTTAGTGAATCACAACTATCAGCATAGCAGTATAGGTCATAAAAGGAGTTGAAACCATAAGCCTTCACAATATGTGAATAGTCTTTTGATAATTTTTCATTTTCTGATATAACGTACCCGTAGTCTAGCTTCTTGCCTAGCATACCTTCTAAAAAGGATTTACTGACTGTAGCTTCTACAGGTTTAAATTCTGGAACAGAGCTAAGAAGATTATCAACAAGAGCTTGGTATTCTTGATTGTCATTCATGTAAACGTCTCCTTTATTGTTATGACAAGAAAAAATAACTAGTGCTATTATTGACAAGTAGTATAATAGCATATTATTTTTTGTCAATCAATAGCTAATTTAATAAAAATGTCCTATTTTAAATTTTTGTCTCCCTTATATAATATATTATACTATATATACTTAATAACTAGATATAGGTATATAGATATATAGTATTAATATATAAGGACGTAGAAAAATTAAAATAGGACATTTTGCTTTTTTAAGTAAACTGAGTAAAAATATCAGGAGGTGTAGGGTTTAATTGAGTAGAAATCCAAAGTTTAACTCTATTAAGGAACTAATATTGACTAGGGGTATCAATGTTAACAATATTAGTACACTTCCTGTTTTTGCTTATACGTATAATATAGCATATCGGATAAATCAGTTTGATTTAGCTAAAGAACATACATTACCTGTTGATGATTTTGTAAACCCACTTCGCATTGCGACATGTGTTACACTGGTCAAGCTAATGCCATATTTATCAGCAACTGCTTTTCTATTTAACCCTACGTATAGATAGTCATACAAAATGTTCCATGACTTATCTGCTAGTAAGGTACTTTTAGGATTTATAGGTTTCCGTTTAAATCCGTATCTCCTTGATATTTTACTTACGGTTGCTTCGGATATTCCGTATTTCTTAGCTACCTCTTTTCTAGGCATAAACCTCTCTATATAGTCGTGTACTAATTGTTGGTCACGGTTGTTTAGATTAACTGGCTTGCTCGGTATCTTGGCTACACCCAGTTCATTCAAATATTTTGCAACAGATACTAAGGTATCAGCAGTGTAGGGAATTTCGATTAGCTGAATCCCCTGTACATTACAATATTCCTTTTTGGCTAAATCATAGTTCCTCTGAGTCAATAAATCTCTAGAAAAATAACCCGATTCTTCATAATGTTGTATACCATTATATTCAATTGCCACTCGTCCTTGTGGAGTAACAACTAAAAAATCTAAGAACTGCTTACCTAGTTTCGTATTGACAGGTACTTGTGAATTAAATGGAATATCATTCTCTCGTAACAGCGTAGTTACCAGCAATTCTCCATAAGACATACCATAAATTGTTCGTTTACTCCTACGTAAAGTTGTAAAGTCAGTTTTAACTACTTTTCCATATCGGTCTTGTATTGTGATTGGTACGTTTACTCTATAGGACGCATCATGTTCCAGAATGACACACCCCCTCTCTTTAGCAATATGTTCCCAGTATTTTTTTCTACTCGATAGGTCTAAAGAATGGTAGGATAGTTGTTTAGCTCGTCTGAGTCCTGTGTAGCTTATTCTACCAGTACAACCTTCATATTCTCCTGATACTACTATAAAAGGTATTTTAACGTCATAGCGTTCGTATGGGGCAGTAAGAACAATACCTAGTCTGTCTGCATGCTCATTCAATTGTGCATCAGTTATTTTCATGTGTATTTTCTCCATTTCTAACAAGTTTTTAGTCGAGGTAAGGACATCTAACTAAGTAGATGCCCTTTTAAGTAAATTGAGTGAATATATCAGGAGGTGTAGGGTTCAACTGAGTGGAAATCCAATCAGAGTTGAATCCATAGTCATCTGCCCCTGTAAATACATTCATCAAGTGTTCATAACCTAACATGGAATAAACACTAGCTTGTGAATACCTCAGACTATATCATTATCACACATTAATTATAACATGTAACAACCCACGCTTCCCCCATAGGAGTTTCACCTATGGGGTATGGGCTTCATAAGCATAGCTTCTGCCTTAGCTCGTATGTCCTAGTCGTTGCACCTTCAAAGAGATTTCTCTCTAAGCTTGGCACAGGATTGTCCTATTAGGAGTTCCCCTGTTAGCATAAGTTCTAGCTACCATTTCCTGTAGTTCCTGTACGTAACTTATACACCCTAGATTTCTAGGTTCATGGGTTTTATTGACCACTATTCACAGTGTATGGTCATCACCTTTACGTCCAATAGTTTGTCGGAATCCTGTAGGGGATTTTTCATCCTCTTCATCACGAATTACTACATTTCCCCAGTGTTCAATGTAAAGCATTAGTTCACTATCCATTTTGTGATAGAAACCAATAACTCCATCTTTCATGTTTGAGATGTATCGTTTATTCTGCATTAACTTATCAGCAGATACCTTGTTACCTTGAACATTCCAACTAGGCACTAAGTTACCTGTAGATTTAGGTGTAGATGGATATACACAACCAAATACACGGTCTTTACCATAAATCTGAATCAGTTTAGCAACTTTATCACCAGAGTCACCAACATCAGCAACGATAATATCAGGTTCATACGGTGCTAATTGTAATCGAATTGACTGAATATCTGTATCAATTGCATCAGGATTTAATGGGTTAGCTTTACCTACAGAGAACAATTTAATTAAATCTACTTGACCATTCGTTCTAACGCCATGAATGGACACCCAGTGTCTGTTTCCCCAGTCAATACCTACAGAGATAAACTTGTAATCTCCACGGTCTCTAGGAGATTCTGGGAGGTCTCCACGTCTATTACGTTCTACGTCACCGGCATTAACAGTAAGTTTTTGGTCAGCATAAGGGTAACCCAATGTATAGTTATAGAACGCTTGTTTTGATAGTGATGTTAGCTCTTTTGTTTTTAATTGGTCAGCAGATACCCAAACAGCATTCATTTGAGAAATCATGTATCCTCTAATACCTAAACCATTTTTAGTACGGTCTGGATATTTAGGAACCCATATACCATTGTACCAACGGTCTAATGGTTCTCCACATTTTTGACAAACGAATTGGAAAGAGCCATCCACAACTGTTTTAGCAATTGGGTCTACCCCTTTAGGGTTTACACAAAGGATGTTCCCTCTACGTTCCACTGGTGCCTCTGGTACATAGTCTTCATAGTTCATTTGGTTATAATGATTACACTTATCACATTTGTGTAGATACCAGTATTGGTCAGACTGTTCAAACAAAGCATGGATGCCCACATCTGGTGCGCTCGAATGTACCGTAGCTTTCGCTATACTTTAACACTACCTTAGGTAGTCGGACTAGACTATATCATACCCTATCTGATAGGGCTTCTGCTTTACATTGATTTACCTTGTTAACAATATGTTGCTCAATAGATTTCTCAGTCATCAAATAATTCACACGTAGTAGGTTAATGTGATTTTCCTCTGCGTACTCTGTTTTTTGCTTGTCTCGTCTTTGTTGAGATGCTAATTTTTTATCTCCACCAAAGTAAGCCACAGGTTTAAAATGTTGCACACCATCATATTCGATTAACAAGTTGCAATCGGGGATATAGAAGTCGAATCTTAGGTAAGAGCCATTGTTCTTTAAATCTTCGTATCCTTTTTGTAACTCGTAAGGAATTTTATGATTGTCTAATATTTTAGTAACAAGTTGCTCTCCTTTGGATTGTTTACAACGGGGACAACGGTTACCTCTAAGAAAATCTTTAGGTGTAACAGCATAGGTAAACCCACAAGCTATATGAGTAACCTCTACTTTTGTATGATTATTTTTGTACTGAGATACAAGCTTGTATTCACCATTTGACAGCTCAGTTACTTCCTGACTAAACTGTTCTGTACTTTTACGTTTCGTTCCATAACAGTTTGGACATCTACGACCTCTTAAAAAGTCTTTCGGTGTCATTTCGAATGTAGTTCCACAAGTATGATGCAAAATTTTAATTTTTTTAAAGCTCCGTATATACGGAGTAATCTGTGTGTACTCTATACCCGCTACTTGCTTAAACCGTTCTGCAAAGTCTTTCGGGTCAGTAGTATTTATTTTGCAATGACATCTACGGTTATCGTAGATAAAGTGGTTAGTGGTTGTCTCAAATGTTTCTCCACATTCTGCATGGTAAAACGTAACTTTTTGGTTACCTCGCACATAATCTGAAACTCTTTTGTACTCGGCTCCTACAAGGTCATATATCCTTTTGTCAATATCTTCATTAGTAATTTTTTTAGCCATTTCCTACCTCCTACAATGTATAATATAGCATACATACCGTAGTTGGGGGCAGTTAGGCTAAACTGGTAAATCAACTTTTATAGGCTTAGCAAACTAGTGTTTACTGCACCTAAGTTTAGTCGTTAGGCATTTACAAGCTTACGCTTGATTTAGCACGGGATTACCTCTATCCTTTAAGGACTTAGGCTCTCTTATCAGCTTATTCCTCCTTACAAATGAGTAAGGTTGGTTATTTTTGTGTAC